AAAGAACCCGACCATCGTAATTGCCCACTTCGCGATGTTTGCAGCGATCGCGGCCCAGTCGTCACCAAAATCCGTGATCTCCTCCTGGTCCAGGTCAACGTCCAGGGTCCACTCGTTCATCAAAGCGACCGCCACGCTGTTCTTTTTAATCGCAGCATCCTTTCCTGGTAACTGTCCCATTTTACTGTCCTCCTTTTAGGTTTATGGTGATGCCAGATCATGGAGATACTGGATCTCCACTTCCATATCAAAGTAGCCCAACTGATCGTGGACTCCCCCCTCATATATCGTATAATCCTTTATTTCCGTATCTCCCCGGTACGCCCATGCCGCCGGTGTCATGAGCCTCTGCTCCACCGCCTGCATCAGGTCGTCCAGGTTGTCATAACCGTCCGGCTGAACATCCACATATCCATAAATCAGCACGGTCAGCGTTCGCTGGCTCTGGCCGAATGCTCCGTTTACTCTCGTCGCCTTAATATTCGAATATCCAAGAGCGGGCCGGTTCGGCATATTGTCCTCAAAGTGAATACCCCGGCGCACCTCCTCGACCTCGATTGCATAACCGTTCGCCGCCGTAATCCCTTCCAGGCAAGTCTTTAACGCTTTCAGTATGGTCTCTCTCTGTGATGCAGCCATCAGACCTTCTCAAACGCCTCCTCAATCCGGTTTGACAATATACGAGTTATATCGCTCATATTATCTTCCAGGGCCGGTCTCAAGAACGGCCTGGCAGGTAAGTCCACCTGTCGGGTATGCGCCCGCACGCTGATCGTCCTCGGCTCTATCCTCCGCCCGAACGCCTGCCGGATGTTCCGCGCGTGCCGCCTGACTTTCATTTGCCCCTTGAATCCCAACTCGTGAATCCGGCCATACACCACGTCCGTACTGATACGCCCGACAACCTTATCCCCCTGGATCTTAACGTCATGGGAGATCGAACCCCTCAGCCGACCGGTCCGCCGCCTCAATGCCTTGCCGGAAAGATATGGAGATTTAGCCGTGCGCTCCGCCAGGAGCATGGCCTGCTTCATTCCCTTGAAAAGCGCAGGGACCACCAGGTCCGGCATTTTCCGAAGCAGCTTTTTTGCCTTTGAGCTGAGATTCAGTTCAATCCGCATTTCATTTCCTCCTATTGTCGTCTTTCAATCCCGCCGTAGGCGGGAGTTATCTAAAATCGCGCAGTGATTTTAGTAAGCGACACTGCTTTTATAGCGCTCCAGCACCATCCTCACCTGCGGCAGCAGATCCCTCACCGTGTACGAGACAGACCCGTCCGCCAGCGTCTTGCTCGATACTCCTAACAGGGCGCTCCCGGCAGCACTCTGCTTGAACAACCAGGCCGCCTGCTCGATGCACGCCTGCTTCAGGACATTAGGCACCGTGCTGAATCCGGCGTTATAGACCAGCTCGATGTTTGCCGTGCCCCTGGTAAACAGGTACCCGATGAGCCTGATCATTCCCTCTTTCTTTCTGATCACATAACCAAGCCCGTATATATCGGATCTCGCGTCGATCTCCGTCTCGTTGATTCTCAGCGTCGTAACCGAGTTGACCGGGTACTGCGGCATGTTCATCTCGTCGAACCCGCAACCGTCCAGGATCGCGTTGTCAGAGTCATAATCGCCCGATCCGCTGTCATAGGAATAGTCCCGCGCCTTGAGCTTCCGGCTGGTGTCCTCCTCGAACAGGCCTGTTGCCCGGTCCGCTAATTGCTCCAGCAGCGTGTCATGAGTTGACACCGTGAGATTCATGTACGCCTTCAGCTCGGCAAGCGTTATCAAACAATGTGTCCCGACTGCCATAACCCGTTACCCCTCTACCCGTTAACCATGTTTGTCGAGCAGGAATGCTCGAAAATCCCCATCCATCCCACCGCGATCACCGCCGTGCCCGCCAGGTGAAAAGGGAAATTGCCCAGGGAGCAGAGGATCACCGCGACCATACCTGCCGAGGCGATCAGCCCGGACCCGCTCCGGCCATATCGCAGAAACCTCAAGATCAGAAACCGGCCATAAAGCAGCATGGCCAGCACCCCGAAAAAGCCCAGCTCAAACCACACCTGTAGAGGCTCGCAGTGCGCCCGGTGAAACGATGTCCCCGGCTCCGGGAAAAGAAAGATCCAGCTCCCCAGGCCGTAACCCAGTAGCCAGCTCTCCCGGATCTTGCATAATTCAAACGCACGCGCCCAGTTCGCGAACCTGGCCGAGTCTCCCGGATCATAGGCAATGTATAGGGCCAGCAGGAGAAACGCCGCCAGTGTGGCCAATATGGCCCCTGTGCGCCGGAATTTAATAATCGCATACAATAAGAACGCCCCGCAGAAAGCTATCACCGGTGTCAGGCTCGTTTCGATATAAAGAGCGCCCAGGACAGGCACCAGGCCAACCCAGTACCCTTTCCGAAAAAACCCCGGCGCGCACATGGCAAGCATCATGCCGCTCCAGCCCACGTTCCCCTGGCTGCCAGCCGCGACCGTGATTGTCCCGGCATTGTTCACCGGCACAAGGAAAGGGTCCCAGCCCAAACGCTGCGAAGAAATCCTGACCACCTCGATCAATGCAATCCAGCACAGGAAGTTCAGCCAGCTCTCCATCCGGGGCCGAGCGATAATAATCATCGCGTACAGTGCAACGAATATTGCGACAAACTGGAAATCACAGTTGGCGCTCATATACAGCCGCAGGAACGTGCTGGATAATGTCCGGGGCTCCACATTGGCGATCATAATCTGGAGCCACACGCATGAGGCGGCGCACACCCCGACGAACAGCCGGACCGTCCAGTGGACAGGCAGCAGGCCGATGCCCATAAGCACGATCGCGTAATAGGCGACAAAGTTATGCCCGTCCGCCGACTGGTAACCGGGAACGGCGCTGAAAATTATCAGCGCCACAATCCCGAATATCCCTATGTACGCGCCTTTACTCATTTAGTGACTGCCCCCGCGCCCCTGACCATCTTATCCCTCGGCGGTCTCTTCAGATCCTTTTCACCCTGAGCTTGTCGAAGGGCTTCCGCTTTCTTCCTGCGGTCCTTCTCCTTCTGGCTCCTGTTCTCCGGCATTTTTTCTGGCCTCCCATGCCTCGATATCTTCCTTAGTGGCCTTTTTGGCGAACCCGCTCCTGATCCATTTTTCAGCGTCCGCCTCATTCGCATTAAACACATCGCCCGGATCGTGGTTATTGAACCGGCTGGCTGCGGTCAGAGTCACCTTTTTCTGAGGAACATCTTCCTTGTCAAGGTTTTCCTTTGAGCTTTCAGCTTTGAGCTTTAATCTCTCTTCCCTCTTTTTTAGGTCTTTATCTTTTCCCATTGGACCCTCCATGCTTTTTAAGGGGCGGGCACAATGCCCGCCCTGTTTTTACGCTATGCTCTCTGCGCTATGCGCTCTGCACTATTTGTAGTGCCCGCTCGCAAAGTTAATGGAACAGGAAGCCACTCCCCCGAGAAATATCAACACAGGTGAGTCAGTCGTCCCTGCAACTACCGCCACGTCCGATTCATAACTCGCCGTGGCGGCTCCAACCGGGATCTCGCCGATCTTCTCCATCTCATAAACCGTCCAACCGGAGCTTGCAATTGCCCCGTCAAGAAACCCGTTAAGCGCTATCGTAGTCGCACCCGTAGAGGCCACGGTCTCAACATAAATAGTCGATCCGCTCGCGTCCTGGAGCACTATAATGTCATTCGCGTCAAAATTGGTTCCGCCGGATGCCATATAAATCTCGGCTGACCCTGATTTGCTTCCGCTGTTTATGGCCGCAGAGTTCTCCTTGTCATAGACATACGCGTCACACGTGGCCGCAGCATTGTCCGAAGTCGCCGAAAAGCTCGTCACAACCACCTGTGCGTTATTATCCCCTGGGATAAGAACATAGGCCCCATAAATATAAGTTAGCCCTGCTGCCCCGGTATCGACATGAGCCCCTGCCGTTGTCCCCGTCATGAACTTGCAGAATATCGAATCCGCTGCCAGGGCTGGCCCCGCCATGAACATGATCACCGCAATGATCAACAGTAGTTTTGCAATTTTCTTCATGATAAATCCTCCTTGCTTTTTAAGGGGCGGGCAGATTGCCCGCCCTGTTTTTACGCTCTGCTCTCTGCTTGGCCGCCGTTGTTGTGGCGGCCCCTATGCGCTTCGCGCTTAGGTCGTAGGCACCCCGTCCATCTTGGCGAAGTACTTCTCGGCGTCCACGTTAAAACCGACCCTGAACTCCGCCCTGAAGGCCGTCTGGTTAAACGAGAAGTAGGGCTCCGCGTAGGGGTTCGCCATGACCGTGATACCCATGCGCCTCCCCGCGTATCCGTGGCGTTTGAAATCCCCGGAATAAAGCCTGGTCTCGTTTGTTTCCGTTCCCAGGTTGCTCGGCACGTTGCCGTCCCTGTGGTAGGGCCTGCCCCAAATCGTAGGAGCCGCCGCGTCGTCCCTCGGCCCCTTGTAAATGAACTGCCCGTCATTGTCCTTCACCTTCAGGAGCTTCAGCTCCGCGTAGGTGTTCCCGATAACCTGCACCTGGCTCTTGGAATCCTGATGCAGTGGAGTGAAAACCAGATCCAGCACATCGCTCCAGTCGAACTGCGCGCCTGCCACAAGGGCGTTCGTGGTGATCAATGAATTCAATCCGGTGATCGGGTCAAGGGCCGTTCCCGCGCCCTGGAGACATGCCGTGTCCCATCCATCCCCCAACGTCTCGGCGAACAGCGCCTTCAGGATGGCGTCTATCCCAGGATCACTGTCATCCAGGAGCTGGTTCGACACGACTACCTTCACCGCGGCGACATAGGCCACAATCGTCATCTGATCCAGCGTGATATCGGACAGGATCTTCTCACCGTACGCCTGGTATGTGCCGTCAGGCGTCTTTCCCAGCGTGGTCGTCGCCTCCGGTATCCAGTACATGGTCAGCCCGCCCGTCAGTGTCGGGAACGTTATCTGGTTGGTCCGCATGGGTACCGGCCTGCACAGCCCCGGCACCACACTGAATGTCTCCGACGCCACATTGATCAACTCCCTGCTCTCCTCCGTCGGCACAAGGTATCCTCCCGCCGAGCCCGTGCCCTCGTACAGGTCCTTCTGGATATAGCCGGGGAGATTACCAGCCTTAAAATCCGCCTTTCTCAGAATGAGCTGCTCAGGCTTCAGATATTTCAATCCCCCACCGAGCTGCTCGCTGAACCCGCCGCAGGCTCTCCGCACGTCCCCCAGGAACTGTGACAAGGTTACACCCTTATCCTTCACCATCTCCGGGGGCAGTTCGCCGATGATCACGTGCTTTTTATCGAGTGGCTTCAAATACTTCTCCAGCGCAGCCTCGATATATTGTTTGTAACTCTCTTCGTTAAAGGCATCGCCGACAACCTTTTCCACAATTTCAATTATCTCTTTTTGTTCCATAGGAAATCCTCCTCTTATTATTCAACTATTCCAAGGTGATATTTGATTTGATTCTCAACTACACCACTGAGCTTCTTGGCAATCCTCTCTGCCGCTATATCAGCGGCGGACCTGGCAATCTCAGCAACCTGTTCATCTGACAGGGAAAGGGTTTCAAGTTGATTGTCTTTTTCGCTTTGCGCCTCGCTCTCTGCGCTCGGCGCGTCTTCGGGTTCCTTGTATATATCCTCAATCTGTTCCGTCAGCCTCTTAATCATGCCGTCAAGAACATCCAGCCGTTTTTCGATATCCAGCCTTTTCTCGTCAGAATCGATTTCTTCCTGGCTCTCCGTTATTTCAAGGTCTTCCAAAACATCATCGGACTGGTCCGTATCCGGGCTTTTCTCCTCAAGGTCTATCCCGACCGCCCAATGTTCCGGCCTGTTGATCGTCTCCCATGACTTGGGAAACAGGATCTGCTTTTCAGACGGCTTGATAATGCCCTTACCGTATGCCTCGCGGATCGCGTCGCGGTTGCTCTGAACCGGGACCCATGATGTCTCCAGTTTTTCGATCGCTTCAAACAGTACTCCCCATCGTCCCAGGTCCATTTCCTGCCTTTCCGCATCACTTTCAACTCGCGTAATAATCTTGGGGATAAAGCCGATGGATGTCGCGTTGAGCGCGCCGAACGCGATCAATTTCCATGCCGCGTCAGATATTTCGTATGCTCCTGGTGGATTGATCTGGTGCTCTTCTACCGTCACCTTGTAGTCCTCACGCTTCTCCATCTTAGCGCTCAGTATCTTGCCGATAGGCAGGAATGAATAGCCGTAATCGTGGGCATAGAGCACTGACTTTGCGAACTGATGATCTATCCCCTCCTGGGTGATCCTGTCACCGTCCCGGTCCTGCCTGTCAGAGGATGAAACGACACGAACGATCCGCCTGTCTTCATCCAGTATGGTCTTCTCAAGTACAATATCTGAGGCGAGCATCTCTTTTCCTTTATGCTGCCTTACATTCCCATCTTCCCCTATAATCTTGTATGCCATGACTAACCTCCTTTATTTCGCTATGAGCTATGAGCTATCAGCTATCAGCTAATCTGCCCGTACCACGGGCAGCGTCGTACACCTGCAATTGATATCCTCTTCCGCCCTCCCGATGTTCCCCGGAGCAGGCCCGCTGCCCGCGCCCACCTGAAAATTCTCATTCAAAGGGATCGCACCATTTCCCGAATATCGCATCGCCGCCGCCAGGTGCGAATCCCTCGCATCAGGCCCGGCCAGCCATTCCTTGCCCTGGACAACACCCGACTGCCTGTATCCCTCGACGGTCCCGAAATTAGCCGACGAGTTGGTTTCTGTCTGAGCGATCCTGAGCGATCTCACTTTGTCAGCGTTTGAAAACACCTTTTTTATCCGTGCCGCGATCTGGTTCATGGACTCTCCGGCCTCAAAGCCTGCCGTCAATTCCGCTCTGATCATGTCATGCGTGACCCTGTTCACGTCCCTGAGAATGATTCCCTTTCCCCGCAAATGCTTCACCGCCTGGGGAGTCAGGATGTCAAAGGTCACATCCACGGCCCCGACCGTGGCAAGGGCATTCTCACCCCCGTCTATCAGGGCCGCTTCCAGGTACGCCCCGGAGCCGTCCACCAGCTCCTTGTTTGCCGCGTTCATGTCAAAGCTGATCCGGTCCGTCAGGTCCTTGTGCTCTTCCAGCCACTTGCGAACTTTCCCGAACGACATGCCCGCGATCGCGCCCTCTATGCGCGGGTAGTGCTCCTCAAGGTTCGCCAGCACCTCATCTTTTTGCCGCCTGAAAAACTTCCTGATCCATGCCCTGTATGCCCGCGACCGGGCCGCCACCCTGCGTTCATGCAAAAGCCTTTGGTTGTCCCTCGCGCCTTTGATCTGTTTTCTGTCTCCTGCCTTCTGTCCTCTGTCATCATACGCTTCGCGTATGACACCGGGCTCCTCCCCGTACTGAATCTCCATCGCCGAGTGCCACGGCGTGTCTCCCCAGGGCACCGGCTCAAGGCCGAGCTTTGCACGCTCCTCATTAACAACGGTCAATTTTTTATCGAGGTTGCTTTCCCTCTCCTTCAGGTCCAGCTCCCTGTCCCTCGGCACGCAATTGTCATGCTCTACATAGAGCCCCGTGTCGTAATGGCTCAGCACATCGTTCGTGATCGGCTCCTCATAGAGATCCAGCCTCGGCTTGACACACACCGAATTAAAAGAGATCTCCACCCCGATCTGGTTCGCCCTGTTCACGTCCGTCACCGTCCCCAGCATGCCCTCCGGCACCTGGTACGCCTCGAAAATATCCTCCTTGTTCCAGTCCGCCAGCTTCGCAAACTCAAAATCCCTGGCCGTATGGCTGAACGCGTTCGCCTTCAGGCCGTTGAACAGCACAGTCGGCAGCCATGACTTGTCCTGCCCCTGGTGATTCTGCACCCAGCTCAGGAGCACCCGCTTCGCGTCCTCCTTACTCATGTTCTGGTCTGTCTCCAGCACCACGTCCGGCCTCGCCGAGTTCTGGAAAAAGTTACGCTGGTACGTCCTCAGCGCCTTGTCCGTGTCGTACGCGAACGCCATCGCCTGTATGGGTGACGCCCCCTCAAAGAAATAGACCGGGTGCGGCCTCCTGAAATACACGATCTCCTCCGGCTCGTATTTCACCGGTCTCCCCGTGTCAGTCCGAAACTCGTAACCCATCAGCTCCGTCTTCGCGTCATTGAAAACAAACTCCGTGAAAAGCCCCACCGGCAAGGGCCACAACTCAACGGGCCGCCCCAGGCCGTTGAAAATCTTCAACCAGAAAGCCATCCCCGCCAGGTCAAGCTGCATGAAAGTCAGAGCCTTCAGGATGCGCCCCGTCATGTACGGATTGGGTTTCTTCATCAGGTCGATAAACGGGTGCCGCTTGATCTCCTCGTCCTCGTCGCCCCGCTCCTTGAAGAGCTTCATGGGCACGCCCACCGCCCGGTTCGAGATCACCGTCACGCACTTGTAGACGTGATTCGTATACGACTCAAGCTGCTTCCGCCTGCTCCCCAGGCTCGTAAACCCGAAGATCCCGCCCGTCGAGATCCCGCCCAGACCCGAAGGAATCTTCACGAACCCGAACCGCGCAGCAACCCTGCTAAATGCATTCCCGATCATTCCCGTTATGGACCTCATGCGGCCTCCTTTACCTTTTCTGTGTCACTCTCAGCCTGTAAAATACCTGATAATGTGTATATGCCTGGCGCTTTTGACTTTCCGCCCCCCGCCTGCACGCTCAATGCCTTTGCCCAAAAGTGATCCGCGTGGCCCGTCGCGTCCGTTTTTTCAGCGTCAAACCTGAAATGCTTTGTGGTCGTCGCGTATTTCTTGACGCTGTGAAGTGAATTACGGATCGTCGTGTCCGCCGGGATCTGGCTGCCCCTATCCTCGATGTTCTGTTTCAGGCCGACAGCCAGGTTCTCCTTGCTTTCCGCCGTGAAAGGGATGCCCTCGACCCTGTTGGTTCCGAACAGATCCTGCGCCCCCTCTGCCAGTTGGTTGCCGATCCCGGTCTCGTCAATGCCCGCCCGGCGAAACGAATTCTGCGACAAAACAGTATGAAGGACCTGCTCCTGCACGAAATACGGCTTCCTTCTCAGCTCGATAACCGCCGCAGTCTTCAGAACGCTGTCAATCTTCTGGTCCAGCCAGATAACAGACAGATCCTTTTTCCTGCCGATATCCATGCCCACATAAAGCTCGCCCAGGAATTCCACGTTTTTGAGCACATCCAGGGGAAGAGAAGGGCGATCTTGTAGTTTGCCTCTGCCGCCTGAATGAGCTTTTCAACCCACAGCGGACTTTTTTGGATCTTGACGTCCTCTACCGATGAAATAAGCTCATGGGTGAGGAAGGCAGATACCTCATCACTCGGAACGCACTCGAACTCCTCTGCCCATGCGTCGTCATCGTTCAGGGCCAGCCTCAGTTCCTCGGGGTCGCACGGGTTGCCTTCCTCATCCATAAGCTCCAGGCCCATCTCGATTGCCTGGTAAATACTAACGAAATGCTTGCTCCAGCCGCCCTTATCACCGACGTGTTTAAATTCGGAACCATTGAACTCCTGGAGCGTGGGAGCGCTGAAAATCAGCTCATAAAACTTGTTTGACTTGCCCTTAAACGTTGAGATAATCCGAATCTTGTATCCCCTGGTGACGGTCGGGAACATGGCCTTCCAGATCTCCCGGCTGTCCCTGTGCAGGGCGAACTCATCGAGCAGGATATTGGCGCTCCAGCCGCGAGCCGTGTCCGGGTTTGCAGGCAGCCCGATAATGCGCGAGCCGTTCGGGAATAGGGTCTCAAGCTGTTTGTACCTGGTCTTATCTCTGGCCAGAAACTCCGTCTCGACTTCCTCGATCACCTTCCCGGCCGCCCTCGCGTGCATGGCCGCCTTGGCCATCAGCTCCTTGCTCTGCCTCTCCCCGGCTGAGAGAAGCACCCAGGTCGTTGTTTTCTCCAGGCAGTCAAGGACCACTTCAAGCGCGGTGCCGAACGATTTCCCGCCCTGGCGCGTCACGACACCGATCTTGAACCGGCTCTTGTCCTGGACCCAGTTCTTTTGATAGTCCGTCAGCTTTATAGCAGGCTCACTCATCTATTATCCCGTACACCTCTTCCCTGATGACCTTCAGCGTCTCCGGGTCAAGTTGTTTTTTCTTCGTTACC